CAAATTTTCCCGCTTTCCGCTGCCGCTGGCAGCGGGGGATGTCGAGGACGCCATCCCCTACATGAGATTATCTTTCATAACAATGACATGGTTTTCATCCGTGGTCACATTCAGGCAGGGTATGCGGGCATTTTGGCTCTTTTGATAAATTCCCTTGATTATTGGGCCGCTTCGTTGTACAATGTCGTTATATGTCCGGCTGTGCCGGAACGAAATTGAAGGAGTTGGTTTTCTTTGGACCCGGCGAGTTTGTGTCTGTATGTGTTTTTTCTGATGTGTTCGGCCTATTTTGCCTGTGCGGAGACGGCCTATACCGCCGTCAACAAGGTGCGGCTTCGGACGCTGGCGGACAAGGGCAACAAGCGTGCCCAGAAGGCCCTGTGGGTCTGCGACCGGTTTGACAAGACCCTGACCACCATCCTGGTGGGCAACAATGTGTTCCACGCGGCCTGCGCGTCCCTGTCGGCGCTGCTGGTGCTGCGGCAGTTTGGCGAGGGCTTTGTTGCGGCTGGTACCGTGGTCACCACCGTTATCGTCTATCTGTTCGCGGAGATGCTCCCCAAGAGCCTGGCGAAGGCCAGAGCCGAGGAGATCGCCCTGTTCTTTGCAGGCAGCATGGTGGCGCTGGTGAAGCTGCTGACCCCCATTTCTGCGATTTTTTCCGGTATTTCCCGCATTCTGGCGAGATTCTTCGCGGAGGACGGCGGCAAAACCGTCACCGAGGAGGACCTGATCTCCATTATCGATACCCTGGAGGACGAGGGCGTTCTGGAGCCGGAGCAGATGGAGTTGGTCAACTCCGCCATGGAATTCCGGGACAAGCAGGCGAAGGACATCATGATCCCCATTGAGTTCGTCGAGTGTGTCCCCAGCACCATCCCCACTGCCGAGCTGGTGCGCATCGCCACGACCCTGCCCTATTCCCGCCTCCCCGTCTACGAGGGCAGCCGGGACAACATCGTGGGCATCCTGCCGGTGAACCTGTTTTTGAGCAGTCATGTGTCGGGCAAGAGCGTTCCCCTGCGGAAGCTATTGATGAAGCCCTACATTTTCGACAGCAATACCGAAATTTCCACGCTCTTGCAGCGGATGCGGCTGAACAAGCTGCACATGGTCTTCGTGGTGGATGAGAACCGGAAGAAGCTGGGCATCATCACCATGGAGGATCTGCTGGAGGAGCTGGTGGGCGATATCCAGGACGAGTCCGATCTGGGCGAAGGCCTGGAGCTGCTGTAAGGAGGGCATGAGATGGAATACATTCTGATCGTGCTGTGCCTGATGGGCTCCGCCTTCTTCTCCGGTACGGAGATCGCCTATACCTCCCTGAGTAAGCTCAAGATCAAAAAGGACCGGGAGAATCCCACCCGGCTGCAAAAATTGGTCCTGTTCGTCTATGACCATTTCGACAATGCTCTGAGTACCCTGCTCATCGGCAACAATCTGGTGAACATCGGTGCCACCTCCCTGGCAACTGTCCTGGCGGTGAAGCTGGCGGACAGCTTGGGCGGCAAGATCACCGATGACACCGCCTCCACCATCGTCACCGTGGTGATGACGGTGCTGATCCTCATCATCGGCGAGATCACCCCCAAGATGATCGCCAGAAGGTGCTGCGACACCATCTCCAAATGGGCCGCCTGGCCCCTGCTGGTGCTGATGATCCTGCTGTTCCCGGCGGTGCTGGTGACCAGCTGGGTGGTGAAGGCCTTCAGTCTGCTCTGGCGGAAGAAGGACGGGGTGGATGTGACCATCACCGAGGAGGAGTTCGAGAACATCCTTGACACCGCCGAGGATGAGGGCATCATCGATGAGCGCGAGACGGAGCTGCTGCAGTCCGCCCTGGAGTTCACCGATCTGGACGCCGGCGACATCCTGACCCCCCGGATCGATGTGGTGGGCTTCGAGCTGAACGATGATCTCAGCGAGATCCTGAACATCATCAGCGAGACCCAGTTCAGCCGGTATCCTGTCTATGAGCGCACCGTGGATCACGTGGTGGGCATCCTCTACGTCAAGCACCTGCTCCAGGAGCTGGCCGAGGGCAATGCCGTGGATCTGAAGGAGCTGCTGCTGGAGCCGGTGTTCATCCCGAAATCCATGAAGCTCCATGCCATCATGGACGAGTTCCGCCGCCGCCGCACCCATATGGCCGTTGTCGCCGACGAATACGGCGGCATCACCGGCATCGTCACCATGGAGGACGTGCTGGAGCAGCTGGTGGGCGAGATCTGGGACGAGAACGACGACATCGTCAACGACTGGCAGGAGCTGGGCAAGGATCGGTATGAATGCGCCGGTGACCTGAACCTCAGCGACTTCTTCGACCATCTGGATCTGGATGACGAGGAGGTGGACACCGACTGCGCCACCGTCGGCGGCTGGGCCACCGAGAACATCGGTGCCATGCCGGTGCCCTTCGATGCCTTCGATTATAAGAATTTCACCATTCTGGTGAAGGAGGTCGATGACAACCGCATCGAGCGGCTCATCGTGCTGGAGCACCATTTTGTGACAGAAGAATAAAGCAAGGCCCGCTGCGGACGCAGCGGGCCTTAAGTGTGTTCAAATGCCTTGCCTCCTCCATTTATGGGGGAGGTGGCCGAGCGAAGCGAGGTCGGAGGGGGTCTGCCCGCTTTTTACAGAAAAGCGGGCAGTTTCGCATATTTGCAAAGCAAATATGCGGACTCCTCTGTAATGCACCGCGCAAATCGTGAAAACGCAAAATACGAAAAATGCCTGTAAAATCAAGCCTTTTTCGCTCTAGGACTAAAGGCACAAAGCGTTAAAAATGCCACCCTAAAGGACATAAAAGAGCCCCTTCTAAATGCAACTGCCATGCAGCTTCAGGCATTTAGAAAGGGCTCTTTTTTGAAAAGATGTTGTTCTTATTCGCTGGAACCGTTGGGGTACTTTCCAAGTTTGAAATCAAGAATGCACTGTATCTCCACTTTGTCAGACAGATTAAGTCTCCTGAATTTGCGGACGAGCAAGCGTTCTTCCTCTGCCAAAGATATTTCGTCAGCATCTTCTACAATCCTAAACGGCTGCACCAAAGAATCAATCAGTTCGCCGTAGTAGTCAGAAAGAGCCTGTAAAGTTGATAAGGATGGGTCATTTTTCCCATTTTCAAGACCGCTATAATTACCTTGTGATATTCCAAGTTCCTGTGCAATTTGCTTTTGGGTTAGGGCGTTTTTTAGCCTTAGCTCCTTGATTTTCTCACTAAAATATGACATTTGGTTACCTCCGTGCCCCTGTTGATTTAGTTCTAAATCAAAATTGCGACAAAAAAATATCTGAATAATGATTGACAATATCGAAAAATAGATATATACTAATACATATCAGATATATAATATATTATATCAGATTTTGAATTCCGTCAAGGAGGTAATCACATGAAATACTGTGTCAATGTTAAGAAAATCAAAATTGCTAGGCTAAACATGGGATTATCTCAGACCGATTTAGCGCAGCGTTCAGGGGTTTCTTACCTTGCGATAAACCGTCTTGAGAACCAAAAGACGACCAGCCCGCATCCTCAAACAATTAAGAAAATCTGCGATGTTCTCAATCTGCAAGTCGCCGATGTTTGCGCATTCCGAGGAGGCGGTGAAACATGACATGGATAACCCCACAGGATGCAGCAAAACTGTGCTCCTGTGACGCTAGTACAATCCGCAGAAAAGCAAATCGTGGTGCTTTCGGTGAAGAAGGTTTCCGTTACATAAACGGTTCAACAGGCAGGGGCGGCAAGCGGCTCGAAATCCTCCTTGAAGCACTCCCACCTGAGGCGCAGACGGCCTATCACAACCAGCACGGTGAAGCCTCCAAGCCGATCATCAACCGGGAACAGTACACCCTTTCTCAAAGGGAGAAGGGAGAGCAGCGAGCCCAGGCAGTTAGCCAGTACAGCAAATATCGCCGGGAGCAGCACAGGGCAGGCCAGACGAAAGAAACGGAAATCATGCAGTCTTTCGTTGAGCAATGGAACGCCCTGCATCCCGACTTCACGTTCACCACGAAGACCCTGTATGAATGGCGGCGCAAGAGTAAAGCGGGCGATCCTGAGAAGCTGGTTGACAAGCGCGGCGGCTACAATCGTGGCAAGAGCTCCATCCCGGAGGAGATGTTGACTTACTTCAAACATCTGTACTTGCAGGAGAGCAAACCCTCTGTTGCAAACTGCTTCCGGCTCACACAATATGAAGCGAACCGGCGTGGGGTCGTAATCCCAGGTATCCGAGCATTTGAGCTTGCAGCGGCAAACATCCCCGCCCCCATCGTTGCGCTGTATCGCGAAGGTGGGAAGTATTTCTCAGACCGTTATATGCCCTACTCCGAACGGGACTATGAGGAACTGGCTCCCAACGACCGTTGGGTATCGGATCACCATTTATGGGATGTATTCGTTCGTGTGCCGGATAGCGACGGCGGGTGGCGAGCAATCAGGCCGTGGGGAACCTACTGGATGGATATGCGGACACGCAAAGTGGTTGCAAGTATCGTCCGAAATGACGACCCTGATGCTGATGTAGTGGTGTGCAGCTTCGGAATCGGCGTGGAGGACTACGGCGTTCCCCGCTCCGTGTTGCTGGATAACGGCAGAGATTACAAGGCCAAAGACGTATTCAATAAGCAATGTGAGGAAGTAATTGACTCCCTGGCGAACAATTTGCAGATTGATACAGTCTACGCTATTCCTTATAATGCCAAAGCAAAGCCCATCGAGAGAACCTTTGACACCTTTGAACAGCAATTCGGCAAGCTACAACCCACTTACGCCGGAAGCAATGCAAAGGTCAGACCCGAAAGCCTGCATGATCTGGATATCATGGAATATCCCACGCTGGATGAATTCATTGCAATGCATGACCAGTATGTCTATGAGATATACAACGAAAGTCCACATAGCGGTTCTTACATGCACGGGAAGTCCCCGAATCAGATGTACGCAGCCTTACCTTTCGCAGTGCGTCGGGTTACAAAGAAAGTGTTGTATTTCAGTCTGATGCGGGTAAAGGGACACCGTGTTGTGCAGAGAAACGGCATTACATTTAACCATGTTCATTTTTATAACGATTGCGTTATCAATTACATTGGTAAGACCGTATATGCCCGTTATAGTCCCAAAGAGCCGGATATTCTCTACATTTTCGATGAAAATCAAAACTATCTATTCAGCGCGTCCAAAGTCCAGAAAATGACCTTTAATCCCACCGCTAAAAACTACGAGTATGAGAACGGTCGGCGCAAGAGGGCACGCCACGAAGCCCTTGGCGGCTACAAGCCCAATAAGGGTATTAGGACAGTTCAGGGTGCGCAAGAACTCGTTGCAGGGGCGGCAGCGGCTCACCAGAAGGCACCTAAGGCAGCTCCCAACGTAACCGAGATTATCCGCAACCCGCAGCTCGAAGAAACCGCCCGGCGCGCTGATACGACTGATGCAGAGCGGCAGTATCGGGACGCTGTTGAGAAGCAGCTCGCAGCAAAGCAAGCGAAGGATTCGCAGAAGAAGCGATATGCGGATGTATTCAAGCAAATCTGCGCCGAACGATCTCAGCAATCCCGCAAAGCGGCAAATGGTTAACAAGGAGGAGATATCATGTTGAAACCACCGGCTGCACAAACGACCTGCTTAAACGAGGTCTACTTTGCGGCCCATTATGCACAATCTTATGGGGACATTTCGTTGATCTACGGCGAGGCGGGGGTTGGTAAAACCTTCGCCCTCCGGCAATACGCAGCAGAGAATGATACAATCTATATCGAACTCCGGGACTGCGATAAGTCCACCAAAGGCGTCTGTGAACGCATCCTGTCGGTGATCGGCAAGAGCCGCCGGGGAAATGACCGGGCACTTGTTAACGCCATCATCGATTATCTCAAAGAGCATCCTAAGCTAATCATCATCGACGAAGCACAGCACCTTCTCTTGAAAGCAATCGAAAACCTCCGTGCAATCAACGACGCAACGGAAACCGGGATGGTGCTGTGCGGAAACCCCACAGTTTACGACCAAATGCACGGCAGAGGACAAGCACATTTCGCCCAGCTCTACAGCCGCATCGGGATAAGGAGGTGTATTGACAATCCCGATATGGACGATATCAAAGCCATCTTCGCCCCCTACGATCTTGACAGCGAAAGCCTCCGTTTCCTTCATAAACTGGGGCTGCAATGGGGCGGAATCCGTAACTGTATCAAGATATTCAACATGGCGCAGGAAATGGCGCAAGGGTCAAAGGAGCCCCTCTCCGTTGGGCACCTTGAATCCGCATACGACCTCAGAAACGGCAACCAATGAAAAGGGGCTTGGCAGTCTGGCCACTGCCATCCCCATTATAGCACGGTTCACCCTAATTTGCAAACAGAAAGGAACGGTGATTATGGGAACAACATCAACACAGCCCGTCACGCAAGCGCAGCTTCGCAAGATATATGCAGAGGCGCGTGACGCAGGGCTCGACAACGATTATCTCCATGAGCTAATACGCAGCATTCACGGCAAGGAGAGCTTGAAAGAATTAGAGAAATGGGAAGCTGCCATGCTCATAGATGCGCTGGTTGAAATGAACGGCGGCGCGGATCGGCCTGGAATGATTACCGAGCGGCAAGCCTGGATGCTGGCAGAATACCAACTCAAGCTCGGTTGGACGGATGAACGGATGCGCCGCTTTGTCAAGAAGTATGGTCATGTGGAGTTTGTCCACTGGCTCACCAAACAGGGAGCCTCAAAGATTATCGAAGCCTTGAAGAACATCCACGCAAAACAGCCTAAGGAGGAAATTAGCAATGCTCAATAAACTGGTTATCGATTCGATGCGCGACAACTTTAATGAGACTTTTGGTCGGCTCAGCATGCGCAGTACTTACCTAAAAGAGGCCATGGAGAACGTTCGGAAGAATCCGGGTATCATGAGCCTGACCCAGGCGCAGAGAGATGATATCGAAGATGAACTCTATGTTGTGATGTCTGCGTCCAGCGTTCTCGGCTACTACATCGGCTTGCACGAAGGTGCGGACATGATCCAATCCCTCTGCTCCGGCGATCTCCCGGAGAAGCTGCTTGATGCATTTGGCGAACTGAGCCCCTACTGCGGACAGCCCCTGTAAGATGCGTTATCCCCCCGTTATCACGCGTGATAACGGGGGGATTTTAGTGTTCATGAGGCAAGAGCCGCTGCCCTCTAAAACGGCTCACAGTGGCTCAGAGCGGCTTACAGGGAGCCACCGCCATATCGTTTCACATCGTCAGTGGTCAAACCCAAAAGCTCATGCGCACGGGAACAGGTTTTCCCATCCTTGAGCGTCAGCGGCTCAAAAGCAATCTCCCCCATAGGAACCACCTGAGGTGCAGATTTAACCCAGCTCTTGAAGCTCTCCAGATTCGTCATAGCGGAGCTGAACGCCCAATCCTTCTGGAAAGGCATAATCTTTCCTGCTTTCAATGCAGTGAGCACGGCTTCATCAGCCTTATCCTTATGCGCCTCAAACCGCAGGGAGTTGACTTCCAGTGACAGAGCATTGCGAGCCTGGATCAGCTCTGCAATCTGGCTTGCGATATCTGCAACAGGCGCATCGTTAGGCAGTTTCAACATTTCGCGCAGCGTGTTGATGAATGCATCTACATCTACCTTCTCATCGTTGCCGGAGCTGGAATGCTGCTTGCTATCATCTTCGCCCATGCCGGTGCTCGGTACTTCATCACGGTTTGAAGGTTTCGCAGAGTTGACAATGGCTGTCATACCATCAATTGCGGGAGTGTTTGTCAGAGCAACAGAATGGAGCTTCAACGCCTTTCTATCATTCTCTCTGACAGAAACCACCGGTGACAGGTATCTGTATTCCTTCTTAGCAAGGTATTGTGCTGCTCGTGCCGTCCATTCAACAGACCCGTAAATGCCATCGGGTCTCATGGATAAGGCTTTAATCCATCCTGCGGCAGGGGCTTCGACATTATGCAAGGTCTGATGCTCGTAATCAATGGGAATATCAACACCATGAGACTTGAAATGTCCCAGGATGCTCAGGAACGATTCATCATCAACCAGAAAGTTCCCTTTTTGGCTTTTCACCAGTCCCAGAGGAAAGAGCTTGATCTCCTTGGGAAGGTTTCCCCGATCCGATTCCAGAGCATTGACAACGGGAATCAATACGGTACGATTCATTGATTAGCCCTCCCCAGTCGAGCCGTCAGAACCATAGGCAAGCTGCCACAGGCCGAAGCCTGCATTGCAGCGCATATCTGCGCCATAGATGTATTCGTTGTTGAAGAATACATTGTCGTCGCTGGGACTGGTCTTTGCGACCAAAGCAGGCTTGCGCCGATTCTGGAAGATGAAAGGCTTGATTACCTTCGCCGTACAGAGAAGGAACCACATATCAGGATTCCGCACCAACTCCGGCGCAACCAGAACCTCGGCAGTGCCTTTGTAGATGTTCGTTTCATGGTTGATTTCCTCGGCATACACGATACGCCGTGCAGCAGCCTCATTCTGCGGAGACACAACCAGCAGATCCGGGACAATGTAGAGCGGCTCACCCGCATCATCAACCAGAGACATCATGGACGCACGGGCAGCACCATAGCTTGCGGGCGTGAGTTTGTCAGTACCCTTGTTGCTCTGTTTCTCCTCTTTCTGGGCGTACAGATAGGGGTGTGCGTCGGAAATGAAGGGAACACCATCATAACCATGCTCAACAAAGCTCCTGGGCAGCAGGCCAAAAACCAGCTTATCAGGATGCTTGCGGGAACTTTCCGCGAGATCCTGAATCATGGGCTTGTAGACACCGATTCGGTCATCCTCAATATCATTGCGGCTAACCGAAACAGTTTTCTCAAACAATTTGTTCTTGATGGTGTAAGTGTGTGCCTTGAGATTGCGGATTACTCTGGAGCCGACCCACTCTCTCATGCTGGGCATCGCACCCAACCATGCGTAGTTTTCGTCGTTTGCTTCGGAGGGAACCTCCATAGCGATTTTGGGATAAAGAACAGTCGTTTCTTCATAGGTCTTGTTAAAAACCGTGTTGAAGCTGCTGTAAATCTCCCGAAGCGAGCTTGTATTTACGATCATACTTGATCCTCCTTTGCTTTTCGACCAGCAGCGGAGCTCGTCGCTTTCTGGCCTATGATTTGAACCCATCTCTGACTAACGTTGTACTTCCGAGCAAGTTCGTCCACATTGTATCCGTTGAATTCCTCGCGGATTTTCTGGTCACGCAGCGGACGCAGCATCGATGCTTTCTGCGGAAGATAAAACGTGGAACCTCCAACCAATGAAGCCAGTCTCAAAAGATTGTCCGTCCCGATTTCTTCTGCAATTGCCCGACACATTCCCTCCGGCAGCATATCAAGGGTGAGCTCTGTTTCCCATTCTTCCAGCATGGTATCAACCACCTTCCTGCAATGCACTTGCGCTTTTATTGTAATTCTGCTTCTGTAATTCTTACATACGAAGCACTTCACAGAAGTAATTCATAGTACAAAGCGGCGTAAATGCGACACAATATGGACGAAAGGGGGAAAACATATGAGAATGTTTCAAGTTGACAGGCTTAAGTGCAAGCCAGAGCTTGTGGCGATGTTGATTCAAGGCTATACACTTCATGAAATAGCTGAGTTTGTCAACCAGCGCGGTGAGGTATGCTCCCAATCTTCGATTGACCGATATCTGAAACGTAAATTGATCGAAGGGCGCATTTACACCGACGGCAGTATTGAGATAAAAGAAAGAGAAGGGCATCAGACCAGAGCGATCCGATACTCTTCTCAGGGTGGTGCTTACATAGTAAGCTCGATTGAGTTGTCATAAATATGTGTTGGCTGAGTAGGTAAAAAACTTTCCCAGTTTACCCCAGACCAGTCCCACGCATTACCAAAGTATCCCAACGTATCCCAACGTATCTAGCCGTATCCCAGTATTTCACGGTTTGTATGTCGCATATTCACGGTTTACAGAGAGTATTACATCCTCCCTGGCCTGCGGCCATCCCCCCTCATAAATGCGGGGGGCAAGAAAAGCACCTTTTTCGACAGTATGGGAAGCGCGTCAATAATCCGGATGGGCGGAGG